TAGGTCAGGAATTAGGTTATGTCGATATTACATGCTCGGATGCATTCCGCTTATTCGCTATGGCTAACGTCTCAACAGTAGCGAGTGCAACGGCTGGACAGACTACTGGCACACGCATCGACAAGATTTTAGATCAGGTAGACTTTCCGTCTAGTATGAGATTGATCGATACAGGATCTACTACAGTTCAAGCAGATCCAGCGACTACTCGGTCAAGCCTTGCAGCGATTCAGGTGGCAGAGTTTACAGAGCAGGGAGCCTTTTACCTTAGAGCCGATGGTGAAGTAGATTTTAAGGATCGTGCCTCAGTAGTAGGATCTCTGGCTACTACCCCTATCCAGTTTAATCAGACTACTGGCATACCCTACGCTAATCTAAAATTCTCCTTTGATGACAAGCTGATCATTAACAGCGCCACAATGAAGCGAGTCGGTGGCACTACCGTCTCATCTAGCGACGTGGACTCCATCGCTAAGTATTTCCCTCACGGTATGAACGTCGAAAACCTTATAGCGCAGACAGACGCTCAGGTACAAGATATCGCTGACATCTATGTCGCTACTCGTAAAGAGACTACGATCCGAATCGATGCCATGACGATCGATCTACTCGATCCTAACGTGCCTACTGACACGATCATCGGGCTAGAGTATTTCGACAATGTGGAGATCACCAACGTACAGCCTGATAGTTCTACAATCGTTAAAACCTTGCAGGTGCAGGGCTTGGCTTGGGATATCACCCCTAATTCAATGAAATGCACAGTCACGACACTCGAGCCGATTGTAGAAGGCCTGATCGTTGGGAACGCAAATTACGGTATAATCGGACAATCCATAATGGGATACTAGGAGAAAAACAATGGCAACAGGCTTTCCAGCTTCAACAGGCGACATCTTTACGGCGGCAGACTATAACGGCCTCGTAACCTTTGATGTCATTGCCGATAAGACCGATGACTACACAGTCGCTATCGTGGACTCCTATCAAGTCCTAGTATCTATGAACAAGGCTACAGCCGTAGCTCTCAAGATCCCTACCAATGCTACGGCGGCTATCCCTGTCGGATCTGTTATTACCATCCTTAACAAAGGTGCAGGGCTCTGCACCATCTCAGCCGTTACATCTGGCACTACTACAGTCCTCTCGGCTGGCGCAGTATCAGCCTCTCCTACCCTTGGAACAAATAGAACAGCGGCCTGCATCAAGACTGGCACTGATACTTGGTACGTCGTGGGAGCCATTGCATAATGCTTAACAACGTTATTGCAGTTTTTGGCGTCCCATTAGTCGCAGCGACAACCGTGGATTACTTGGTTGTTGCAGGTGGCGCAGGCGGTGGATGCGTAGCAGGCGGAGGTGGCGGCGCAGGTGGCTACAGAACTGCAAACTCATTCTCTTTGCCTAGCTCCTTCACAGTAACAGTTGGCGCCGGCGGCGCAGGTTCCACGTCTTCTGCAGCTCGGGGATCAAACGGAGTTACAAGTGTTTTTTCATCTATATCTTCAACTGGCGGCGGCGGTGGTGGTTCGGACGGCGCTGCTGTCAATAACGGTAATGCTGGTGGTTCTGGCGGCGGCGGTGGTGGTCGTGGTGCAGGTGCAACTAATCTCGGTGGCGCAGGCAATTTAGGCGGATACTCACCAGTAGAAGGTTTTGCAGGTGGTAACGGCGTAACAGATGAAGCAGCAGGCGGCGGCGGTGCATCAGAAGTGGGTACAGGCGGCGCAGGAGATTCGACAGGTGGAGACGGATCAGCTTCATCAATTACTGGCTCATCAATTACTTATGCAGGCGGCGGCGGCGGAGGCCAATTTTCATCAGGCAATCCAGCAGGCGGCGCAGGCGGAGGTGGTGCTGGCGGTAGTAGCTCGGTTGCACCTGTCAATGGCACAGAAAATCGAGGCGGCGGCGCAGGCGGCGGCGGATCTAGTTCTTTTGCTAATGGAGCCAATGGCGGATCCGGAATTGTTATTATTCGTTATCCAGACACAAACGCAGATTTATCATCTATCGGAGGAACATTAGTCCACACGAAGACTGTTACTGGCGGTTTTAAGATTTACTCATTCACAGCAGGAACAGGAACGGTGACTGTCTGATGGCGCATTATGCATTCCTTGATAAAAACAATATCGTGACAGAAGTTATTACTGGACGCGACGAGAATGAAGAAGTTGACGGCATAACCGATTGGGAAAAAGCCTACGGCGATTACCGAGGCCAAGTCTGCAAGCGCACTAGCTATAATCACAGGATTCGTTATAATTATGCAGGCGTCGGATATACCTACGATCCGATCAATGATGCATTCATCGCACCTGCTCCATGCGATCACCCAGAATTGACACTAAACGATCTAAAGCGATGGGAGTGTGCTACCTGTGAAGCCGATTTTGTGCAAAGCCGCCCAACAACTTAGAGAGCAATTCGATGACACCTTCCCAGATCGTGATAGGCGTTCCGATGGTTGGATCGGCGATCTCCGTCATTCAGCGCGTCCTAGTGACCACAACCCTGATTGGGCAAATGCACAGGATGGGATTGCTTACGTTAGAGCCATCGATGTCGATCGAGATGTACATAAGTCAGGCAAGCCCGACCTCATGCCCGATATTGCAGATCAGATTCGCAGAGCCGCAAAGCGCGGTGAGAAGCGAATCTCCTACATTATCTTCGACGGACGAATTGCATCGCCTCGCATGGGCTGGCGCTGGCGCAAGTATACTGGAAGCAATCCGCATCGTGCCCATTGCCATATCTCTTTCACTAAGCAAGGTGACAAAGATGGTTCTTTCTTTAATATCCCGTTACTAGGAGGCGAATGATGGAAGCAATAATCTATGCGACGATAGGGCTAATCGCGATACCCGTACTACGCACAGCGATCAAGTCATACCGAGCTAAGAAGGCAATCGCTGACATCGTGGTCGATTCTATCGAGGCGGCTGTCGATACAGTCGAAAAGAAGAAGTGAATCAGACAGACTTCTTCACCCTTTACTTTGCCAGTCTTGCCGTCATTGGTGGACTTGCAGGGTTCGTAATCACTCATCTGCTTAGGGAAATTTCTGCCCTGCACCTGCGTGTCAATGAGATCTATAACATCCTCTTAGAGCGATAATTTTTACATGGCTAAGAAGAAGGTTATCGACCTAGACACTTACAACGCTCTCGATGCTTACGCTATATCAATGCATGAGTTCTATAAGTCTTTACGTCGTGCCGGGTTTGCCGTTGATCTGTGTCTAGCAATCATCGTAGATAAAGATGCGTACCCTGACTGGATTCTCCCATCGATTCCCGACCGCGTGGATCGCCTACCCTACGAGGATGATGACGAGGACTAAATGAAGCGAATTGTAATCGTTAGCGATTTACAGGTTCCATTTCATGATAGACACGCAGTTAAGAATGTAGCACAATTTATAGCCAAGTTTAAGCCGCACGAAGTAGTCACGATAGGGGATGAGATTGACTTCAACACCATCTCAAAATGGTCAGAGGGAACGCCAGAGGCTTATGAGCAGACGCTTGGAGATGATCGCGATGAGGCTGTTCAGGTACTTTACGATCTCCAAGTAACTCAGACGATTAGGTCTAATCACACAGACCGCCTTTACAATCAGATCATGAGGAAGATTCCCTCATTCCTATCCTTGCCTGAACTTAGGTTTGAGAAGTTCATGAGATTCGATGAGCTGGGGATCACCTTTCATAAGAAGCCATATAACATTGCGCCGGGCTGGATCGCAGTACATGGAGATCATACGCCTATTAAGTCACAAGGGGGTCTCTCAGCCCTTGAGGCGGCTCGTAGGCACGGGAAGAGCGTTATCTCAGGTCATACTCACAGGGCAGGGAGATCGTCGTTCTCAGAGGCCTCTGCAGGCCGTATAGGGCGTATCCTGCATGGGGTCGAAGTAGGCAATCTTATGGACTTTAGCAAGGCCTCATATACAAAGGGGTCGGCTAACTGGCAACAGGCATTTGCCATCATGTACGTCGATGGTAAGAATGTACAGGTCGATCTAATCTACATCGAAAAGGATGGGACTTTCGTAGTCTCAGGCAAGCGCTATGGACGATCTCGATAACGATCTCGCAAGGTCGATTGATGACCATATAGACGAGGCAGAATTGTTACCATTTCGTTATCAAAATTCTATTGACCTAGCCTAGCGATCTGTAAGAATTGCCCTAACACCAACAGAAAGGGCAATTATGTTCGATACAATCATTCAAGACGTAATAGCGTTATTAGCTATTTCTGCACTATGGTTTCACCTAGGCCGTATCGTCGGCATTCGCGTCGGTTATCTCAAAGGCCGTAAGGCTGTCCGGGCTTACTACGCATCAAAGGAAAGGGTAAAAGTGTGAACGCAGGTGACTTCCTTACAGAAGCAAAGGCAACAATTCAAGATCGTGGCATGGAGTACGGACATCCGACAGACAATATGCAGCGAACCGCACGACTACTTAGCGCATACCTCGAAGTGCCAATCATGGACTATCAGGTCGCAGGAATTATGGTACTGGTCAAGCTCGCACGGTCAATGGAAAGTCCTAAGGTCGATACCTATCTCGATCTTTGCGCCTACGGTGCAATAATGGGAACACTACACACACAGGAGGACGAGTTATATGTTTAACCTAGAAGATTACGAACCAGTAGAAAAGCGCTTAGGATATAAAAAGGACGCTAAATCGTTTTGGGAGGATTATCCAGATGGTCGCATATTTACTCAGTTACTCGATTTCGCTAATGGACGCTATATCGTTCAGGCTTTTGTCTATCGAACTGAAGTTGATCAACACCCTTGGACTACTGGGCTCGCAGAAGAAACGATCTCGGGTCGTGGAGTCAACGCTACTTCGGCTCTTGAAAATGCAGAAACGTCCTCGATTGGCCGCGCATTGGCTACGGCGGGTTATGCGACAAAAGGCAAAAGACCTAGCCGTGAAGAAATGAGTAAAGTTGTCAAGGCTAATGAAGTAAAGGCTAGCATCGATGAAGTAAAGGCTAAGATGGCTCAGACATCTGGCGAGTACATTCCAGTAGTGAAGGAGGATGATCCGTGGACTATCAAAGCAGCGACTATGCCGCCCACAATGGGGGAAGCTGTGTCGACGGTGAAAGAGATCATTGGAGGCCAGACCGAGAAGGATATTCCTCGTTGCCCTCATGGCGATATGGTCTGGAAGACTGGTCAGACTGGCGCTGGTAAGGCGTGGGGTCACTTTAAGTGTCTTAACGCTGTGACTGGTGAACTAACTAGATGTCCCAAGGGTGAGGATGTAATTTGGTATGAGATTAACAAAGAGGGCGCATGGCAGCGCCAGAAGGCGAGATCATAATGGGATCATTACAGTTTATGAATCAAGATGGTGAATGGGAATCATTCCCAACAGATGATGAGATCGCACGATCTAAAGAAGTCCAGGCAATACTAGAAGAATTCACAATGATGACTAGGTGCTGCTTATGTAATGAGTCAATACCGGTATCAGAGATTAAAGTGAATTTACAGAGTAAAGCATGGTCATGCAGAAAGTGTCACGCGGTCAATGGCCTCACAAAGCCGTAAGTACCGGGGATTCTCGACTGAACGTGTAGTCGCTAAGTACCTATCGACTTGGTGGACACACGCGGATATCGGTCGAGGGGCTGGAAAAGACATAACCCATGTCCCGTTCGACATGGAGGTTAAGGCTAGATCGGCGTTCCAGCCTAAGGCGTGGATCGATCAGGTCACCAAGCGAACAGATAAGTCCCATGACTTGCCTATCGTGGTGTCTCGCTTAAACGGTCAAGGAGAAGGTAATCCTCAAGATTATCTGGCCTTTATGCGATTAGGTGATCTGATCGGTCTATTGCTCCGTGCAGGTTACGGTGATTTACAGGGTGATAGAGATACACTAGAGCCTATGAGATGCAATATGTGTGGGGCATGGAGCTTCACTGAAGTTTGCAGAATGTGTCAGAGTGATCCAGATGCCAACCTATGAGTTCGAGTGTGATAACGAAAAGTGTGAAAGCAATGCACGAATAGAAGAATGGCTAAGCATTACTGAACCTCATGATCTGGAATGCCCATTCTGCCATTCACCTATGCATAAGGTTTATAGCTCTATAGGGGTATCGTTTAAGGGCTCTGGATTCTATAGTACGGATAATAGATGAGCGACACGCCTCTGAACAGCACTTATGCAAATGGATTTGACACGTCTGGTACTCTACTGGCTAGAGCCCATCAAGGGCTCACGGCGAGCCTGAAAGGCGCAGCTCGCAGGGTAGCCATCGTTATTGGGATATCTCTATCTATGGCAATGCCCTTAGATGCTAAGGCGAATGACTTAGTCATTAAAGAGATTAAAGCATTAGCTAAACACACACTTACTCATAAGCAGTACTTATGCCATAACGAGATAGTCTATAGAGAGAGTAGATGGAACCATAGGGCTATAGGGAATATAGGTGGTACTAAGCAAGCCTATGGCCTATATCAGATGAAGCTTAAGAGCCTATATACATCTACTCATATAAGGCAGTACTGGAAGTATTGGTACTATGTAGTGCATAGGTATGGGATAGTAGATAGTAAGACCAATGATGCTAACTATTGTAAGGCCTTAGATCATTTAATAACTAAAGGATGGCAGTAATGTCCATAACCGAAGATCAATTAGAATTTATAAAGACTTATGCCCATTGTGGGGCTAACTCAATAGCAGAAGCTACCGGGCTTAAGTACAGTACTGTAGTCAATGTAGCCTATAGGCATAGGATAAGCCTCAAGCCTAAGCACGGGCGTAGAGGTAGAAACCTCAAGGCTAAGGTTAAGTACATTAAGAAGCATAGGCGTAACCCTATGAGTGATCAGTGTTACCTACCTATAGATCATCCAGTGATCATAGGTATCATGAAGGATCGAGGGATCGTGGGTAAGAGAGAACTACATACGCGTCAATGGAAAAGACAACGTGAGCTAGTACTAGTTCGTGACTTCTATGAATGCGTGTACTGTCACGAGCCAGCGACAGAAGTCGACCATATAATTCCACGCGCTAGCGGTGGAGGACATGAGTTAGAAAACCTCGTGGCATGCTGTAAGAGATGCAATGGACGCAAGGGATCACGCTCACAAGCGGCTTTTCTAGGCTCATCTTTCACCCCCCCTGTCTTTATCGACAATTTATCC